CTCAGGGCATACGGGTCAGGCTCCTTCGGCACGTTTGGCCTTTCCTGTTTTGGCATTTGCTGCTCAAGCGCTTGTAGACGTTGCTTTAGCTGTTCGGCCTCCAGCTCTTTTTCCCTGAGCCTTTTAACCTTTTCAGCTATGCCTCTGTCATAAGCCTCTTGCTGCACCGGGTCAAATCTAGCCCGGACCTTACGCCAATCAGGATCGGTTTGTTTCTCCTGAACCTCTTCAGTATCCGTAGATGAGTCGGAATCAGTTTCCTGATCTTCAGTTTCCACCTCTTCAAGCTCTATTTCAGCCTCATCGAGCGTATCTTCTGGTTGCATCTTACCTTCCATAAATGCCGTCAAATAAACGGTGACGTTCCGTGCCTCCAAGAAAGCGTGGAGTTCGCTATGGCGTTACTATACCACATATTGTGGTTTTACAAGGGTTTTAGAATTGCGCTCTACGCGCTTCCATGCCCCTCAATACATCATCTGTGATTACCCCTGTAAGTGGGCTCAGCTCTAGTTTTCTGGTTCCAGCGCCCATCCCAGTGCTTCTAGGAGGATTCAGCAACTGATCTGGCCGAATACCCCCAAGATATGCGGCTTGCGGGTTTAGCTCGTAGACAGAGTAAGGAACAGCAAGTCTTCCTAAACCCTCGCCGTATAGCCCTCCTTTATAAATCGGATGGACATCTCCCACAGTAATCATTCTGCTTGTATCGACCAGCCCAACATTACGCAGGGTTGAGTCCCTGGACATAGCTTGAGCTTGATCTAGTAATGCTGCTCTAGCCTGCCCGGAAGTCAGGGCTCCCTTCTGAGAATAGTCATTGTTAATGATATTGATGATCTTCTTTCTAACATCCCCAGAGGCTTGATTGACTTGGCTCATGCCGTCAGGGCTATTGATCCCACTGAATCCGGGGAATACTTCCTTGATATCGGCATCTAGCTTGTTCAAATCTGACAGGTCCAGAGCATTCCTTGCGTGGGAGAGCATGACCTCTGCTGGCTGCGAAAAATCAACTCCAGTGGGAGCCATAGAGAATGGTATAAACAAGGGGTCTTTGCCAGTTTGCTCTCTTAGAGCTATAGCTCTTCCAAGTATTGATTTCTCTCTTGGTTCCTTAAATACAGACGTTCCAGACCTTCTCTCTTGACCTACAAGAACGTCAGGAGCGGATGCCCATACGAATTCTCCGCTCTCAGGATCGAACATATAGTCCATCCCTCCGCGCCTAGAAACATTGACCGGGACACCATTGATTGACTGAATCACATCACCCGCTGCGCTTCTGTCGGACATTGAGGATATGAAAGGATAACCCTCATAATCTTCAAGATTTATGATCGGTACATCACCAATCCTCTGATCGCCTATTTGGATATCGGTGGATAGGTTCCTATCAACCTGGCTTATTAGAGGCTTTCTCGTATTTGCTCCAGATCCAGCAGCGTAGGTTCTTGGGTCAATCCCTGCGCTCGTGTAGCTTTCAATAACTCTGGGGTCATAGTCTTTAGGGAATTGCTCTTGAAGCAACTGACCCAGAGACGATCCTGCAGCTATGCCTGTTCCTGTCCTGCCGCCAGAGTACAGGATATTCGCGCTCTCACCTGGCTTAAACTCTGCGTTTACTGATCTGATGTTTTGAGGATCAAAGATGTTTAACTGCGTTACATTTCCAGACTCATCTAATTGCCTGATCCCGTCATAACCGCTATCCCTGAGTCTTTGTATACGGTCTTGGTCGAAGGGCATGATCGCTCGCCCTTGCAGATCTAAGAAATTAAGATCCTTCCGCAATCGTAAAGGCATCACGTTTGGTGAGGCATTGTTTGTATCACGGCGCATAAATCTACGAATCGCTGCATAACCACTAGCTTTCTCTGGGTTTGGAGTCATGTAAATACCCGGACCCAAGTCACCAACTTCTGATGGTGTGAATTCAGTAAAATCAGATGATGTGCCGTGATAGTAAGTGGTGTCCATATCAAAGTCTGGCCTAGACCTGTCCGACAGGATGTTGGAACCCGACCTTCCTGCAGCAATGCCGGTTCCTGTTCTGCCGCCACTGTATAGGGCTGTAGGAGACGCTGTTTTCTCTATCAACACGCCAGCTTGACCTATCTTCTCTGGCAGGTTTCTTATGGTGAAACCTTCACCCAATTGAGCCTGCATGTAGTCCCTAAGCTCTGGCTGAGTGAAACCCTTCTGATAAGTGTCCGCAGTAGTGATAATCGACATAGGCTCTCTGCCCGGAGTGCCTTTTGCGTTCAACACATCTCTGCCGCGAGTAGTAACAACAGCTCTGCCCCCGGGCGCCAAAACCCTACCGATATCAGCAACCGCCTGATCCCTGACATCTCTGGGCATTACGTTGAGCACATTAAGAGATGTTAGGTTCTCGTAAGATTCATCTGGGATATCTGCTGCGCTGGAATATGTTGGGCTGAATCCCTCTCGCGGATATGGTTCAAAAGTGTCTGCCCCGATCTCTGACGCCCCTTGACCTCTTCCGGCCCCGAAGTCCAGAGTTCTACCCTCGCCAAGCACGTTTCTAGCTTTTTGATAACTCGGCAGCGTTGAAGCGCCAAGCTGGGTACGTTGAGCATTTGATAACGGAGGCATCCGCAAGCCGGAGCCCATCACAGCGCCCTCAGCCGGGTTACCGCCAAACATCGTAATGGTAGGGTCAAACGCTACGGTCCTGCCCGTCTCAGGATCAAAGTATTCACCGCCTGATGCCGCGGCCCTTGCCTGCTCGGACATATACTCAGCACTGCCAAACAAAGCATCCCGGAGGCTAGAGCCTACACCTTGTATTGCCTCTACCTGCTCGTCTGGGCCTCTGAATCCAAGGAATGATGGAGCTTCGCCAAGCATATCGCCCAACGCAGAAAGCCCCCTACGGACCGGAGAATAACTAGGATCGTACTCAACAGGACCATACTGGGCTGGGATTGTTTCGGTTATGTACTCAAGACCAGAAGGACCAGCAGCAAGGCCAGCAACCTGCGTGGATTCTGGGCGCAATATCTCTCTGCGCTGACCTGAAAGAAATTGAGAGAATGGACCTAGCCCGCCGTACATATATTGGCGGTTATTAACTTCCTCTTGAGCTAGCTCTTGGTCGGTCTTAGCCACCGTTCGCAATCCTGATCAGGTCTATATCCGACATCATAGCCATCCGAGCCTTGCGCTCCTGCTCGTCCATCATCTCCTGCATCTGCTCTTGGTTGTCTAACTGATCACCAAATGCCTTGATGTTGGTGTGGTCTATAACAGCACCAGCCTTCTCAGCCTCTACCTGCGCCTTGATGCGATTGGTCTGAGCATTGAAGACATCAACCTGCGTCTTGGCCTGATCCGCTACCAGTTCGTTCTGGTCGTTCTGGGCCTGCAGTTGTATTCTCATAGTCTCGTTCTGCACCTTCTGAGCATCAACCTGGGCCTTCATCATATCGGCCTGGGCCTTCATCTGCTCTGCTTGTGCAAGCACCATAGCGGGATCAGGAGCCTGTCCCTGAGCCTGCATCATCTGCTTGGCCTGCATCTCCTGAAGCTCTTCCTCGGTCATCTGTGACTGCGGGATCAATCCTTGAGAGATCATCTGAATGCGCTTGCGCTCTGCGATCTGAGATGCCGCTGGAGTGGATATGTTCTGCAGCAACAGATCACCAGCAATCTGCATCAGTGTCGGATCGGTCTGAGCCAGAGCGGTAATGGCCTCAATGGTCTCCTGCTGACGGTTGCGGAAGCTGGGTCCAGCCCTACAGGTAACGTCATAGCTGCCCACCTGCATATCATTAACAACCACCACCTCGCCGGTCTCGTTATCAATGACCTTCTGGTTCAGGTCCACCATATCGTAGGACTCGTCCTCGCGGAGTATCCTGACCTGGCGCTGAGTGTCGTAGATCATCGGGATCGCATCCTTGATCAGCCTACCAGTGGCCGCTACAGCGATCTCTACACCCTTGCTGTACTTGAACGTGCCATTGGAGCCACGATCCTGCAGTTGACGTATAGCAACGCCTGACTGCAGTCCGGGATTGTCTCCCATACTGGCAGCGAACATACCCGCCGTCTGACCGATAATCCCACGCATGGCCTCGGATATCGTGCGCAGTCCGGGGTTGATCTGGGCTCCGCCTTGCTGCTGCGGGACCGCAGGGGTCTCGGGGTCCACGTTGTAGAATTGAACCGGGTCTGCGTTGGTGTTTAATGTTCGAAGCTGCTTCTCATGGCCAGAAGCCTGAGCAGGTGTCATCCAATACTTCGCTCTAGGCGCTAGAGCCCCTTCTTCAATCTCGCGCGATACGCTGTAGTTCATCACCCGCTGGGGATCTAGCAGCTTCTCTACCACACCCCAGTAGATTGTCTTGTTCTCAAAAATCTTGAAGTTGGCGTAAGTCGGGACCACCGGAATTCGGCAAAATACGGTCTCTTTCTTTTCTTCAAGGAAGTCTTTCGCATCAAAGTACCTGCTGCAAACGTAATGCTTCTTGCGCGTTCTGCGCTTGACCTCGGTCACACCAATGGCAGCCAGGTCATCTACTACCTTCTCGAAGTCATCATTGACCTCGTGAACCTGACCATTGGACATCAGCACAAGATCGCGGTCCTCTGATTCGAGATACAGAAACTCACCGACTACCACCACCTCGGCCTTGTCGTAATAAGCCTCGCCGTCCCGGCTGTCATCCACGCTCTCACCAGAGCCCTCGGGCCATCTGGCCTCATATTCATCCTTAGCCATAGGATGAAGCACAAAGGCATACCGGCTGTCTGACTTGTCCTGATTCTCTGCCGCTGGATCGAACCACACCCGGTCAACGAAGTTGCCGATATGCTCAATCGCCAGGTCTTGGTCGAAGGTATTGTCGCTGATGTACTTCTGGACCACCCGCCAGCCATCCATGCCGCCGATAACCATATTCCGCGCCGCCTGGGCATACACGGTCTTGGCGTTGGACATCTGCTCAATAGTGCGGATGATGCCGTCAATGGTGACAGCAATGTCTTCGGTGGCGTTCCCACCGGCAGGTGATACTCGGATATCGTAGTCGCTCTGCTCGATCTCAGAGGCTACCTGATCGACGATAGGGTTTACTTGATCGAAGGTATATCTTGGCTTTTCTTCGTTTGAGTTCCACCAGTAGGGCTCCCACTGGCCGTCTCGCTTGTCCAAGAACAAGTGAGCCTCTCGCACCCGCTCCCGGTTGTCTTGATCTGCCATCTGGCACTTGCTCAGAAGATCAATGACATCCTGATGGTTATCATATTCTGCCTTGAATGAGAGATCAGCCTCTGCCGATCCCCGGCTGTCTAGCTCTTTGCCATCATCATATTCTGCCATTCTTCCATCCCGCAAAGTTGATAGTCACTGGCTTCACAGTGCTTACTTTAGGGCTGTGCATCGACATCATAAGAGCATCGCCCATGTTCGGTGAAGGTATCGAGTACGGCTTCTTCGCCATCTCTACCTTGCTAAGAATCTGGATTTTACCACTATTTGCCCGTTTTAGTGGGATTCTGCACACCTCAGAGCGTAATTGTTCAAGGTTGTCAATCTCAGATGACAGGCTTATAAGCTCCTCTGGGTTGATGTACTGGCCCTTCTCAACCGCCCGGTACGTTGCCTCAAACCTGTCCCGCAAAGTCCACCACATCTGGGCTCGCTTGTTGAAGAAGGTCTCCCGGTTGGTCTTAGCCCTCTGGCTTCCTCCCAGCGTATAAGGCATCTCTGGGTCATATGGAGACTCGGAGCCCTTAAACATATGGTATTCGATCTTCTTACCATCGAGCGCCTGATCTACCTGGCGCTTGAGACTTATCCCCAAGCCATCACAGTCCCAGATGAAATGGTCTGCCTGAGCTGATATGGCCTTCTCCAGAGCCCAGTCCATACCCTCGTTGGAATCACCTGTTGCCTTTTCGCACACATCCAGGATTACGTTGCCGTGGCGCAGCGCGTAGCCTTTACTGTCACCGCCCTCGTCCGATGGATCGTGAGACGCGATCAGAGAGCCCTCTGGCTTCCACCCGAGCTTGGTGTGGGCGTCGATAGCGGCATCAAACCAGTCAGGCTCAATGATACTGTCCTGCACCGTATCAAGGTGCTTACCCTCCCAGATGTGCTCGTACATAGCTCTGGGCAGGTTCTGCCTATCATGCACCCGCTCCTGTTCTAGTGGGGTCTTCACGAACCACGGGTTATCCTCGTAGTTCATACGGATCACCAGGTGCATATCGTCTTCATATATGCCGTCCCGGTTAAGCTGCTTCTCGAATGGCTTAATGAATCGCTCGGAGAATGCGTCAGTGCTAGACCTGGGGTTGCCTGACAGCCATATCTGACTGCCCTGCTCCCGGAGAGTAGGAGTTAGAGCCTTGAGGCTTTCAAAGGATATTGTCTGTGCCTCTTCAACCCAGAACAGGTTGAATCCGAACATTGACTTAACGGCCTCCACGTTGCGGGCTAAGCCTCTAAACTTGAAGGCTACCTCACCGTTGAAGAGTATCTGGTTGTTCTGAACCTCAAAGTCTTCTAGCTCATAAGAGCCTATCTGAGACGCTAGGAGGCTGTGTACTGAGTCATCTATGCTGTTCTGAAACTCTCTAAAGGCTCCGATCTTCTGGCCCTTGAGAGCTTTCAGGAGGCTCAGGGAACCAAGCCCGTAACTCTTGCCACTCCCGCGGCCACCGTACACAACAACAAAGCGCTGCTTGGCGGTTAGTATTGGCAGTAGCTTAGGTGCAATCTGTAGATTCATTCAATCTCTATTGATGACTTCCGAATTCGTATAGCTCGACTTTGCGCCTCGGCCTTATCCTTAGTGTTGTGGCCGCCGCCATCAATCGCTGTGCCCTTGTCGTTTTTTGCTATAGTCCCATCAGGCTCTACCAGCCTGTACCTCTTGCCTATACGCTTCACGCTAATCGGCATCTAAGTCTCCCGGGTTAACCACCTCGATGGTTACATGGTAGTCCTTCTCAATTGGCCTACCCTCTGGCCCTGAGATCTCCTGACGACTCTTCTCTGTCCAACCCATCCTCTGTGACAACCAGAGCTTCATGCTTGCATGATCGCCCTCCAGAGCCTTGTCGTAGAGCTTCTCAACCATAATTATCCCGGCTCTGGTCAATCCGCGCTTGTAACTATCAGAAACGCGCTTATCCCGCTTCATGATTTCCTTTAACGTATTGACGCTAATACAGAAATAATCAGCGAGCTGCTGCTGTGTTAATGATGGAGCAAGCCTTTCAACCTCAGCGATCTCTTCCTCTGTGAATACCCTCTCTGGCCTAGCCATCTTGCTTCTCCGCTTGAATATCCATCATGACATCAATAGCTTTGGCTAAGAATATACGCGATTCTCTGCCTAAGTTGGGGAAGTCTTGGATAATCTTCCCAACCCATTCCACACTCCAGCTTCCTATGTTAAAGCGATCTTTCATGTTATGGCACATAACACAGCTATCCACCATATCTTTACCTCCTAGCCTGTGGGGCACAGGGAAGTGATCTCGCTCAATACGTTGTTTTATATCACCAGACTCAAGTGTCGCATCGCAATAAAAACATGACCTGAATTCAGCCATTTTCATTCCTTCCGCAGTAATCGGCGCCCGCTGGTATGCCAACATAGTCATGCCCGGTTGCCTCCCAATCCCATCTCTGGGCGCATAGGCTGTCAACCGCGCAGCCGGGAAGTATTATAGCAAACATCAGCAGTATCTTGTGCATATCAGCTCCTTGACCTGCCGTAGTAGTTCACCCATTGCCTGACTGTGGACTCAGGTATGCCCAGGACAGTGGATATCTCTTTGACGGGCTCTCCAAAGTCGTGATGCTCCATCCTGACAGCCTTGACTAGCCAGTCCGGGTACTTCTTACCCTTGCCGTGTTTCTCGCCGTATGGTGCGCTCATAACCCCTTGCTCTCTCTTATTTGATTTCTTTTCATTGCCAATTTGTATCTGCTGAATTCATTGGCCCGGATCACATCACCTCTAGCCTTCGCGCTTTCATAAATCAGGCAGTAGGTTTCGTCTTCATCCTTTGTCTTCTTGAGCAACCAGTCCGGGTCATGCGGTAGCTCATCGCTGAACAGGACTCCCGGCTTTAACCCTAGCTCCTGTACTACGTCCAGCCCGCTTGCCCCGCAGGCAAAGCAATGAACAAGCACCTTGCCGTCCTTCTCGGTCAAGCTAAGACTTGGATCTTTATCCTCACCGTGAATAGGACAGCTAGCCCTGTAGCTAGAGCCGTGCTGCCTTACTCGGTTTAAGTGCGGGAGTATCTCAGCTAGCACGGGCTGGCCTCTTGGCAGCGCGTATCTGTGCGTAAGTGATAAAGTTCATCACATCCTTTGACTTGCAGACCTCTGGTGTCCGATCAAGCCCAACGGGCCAAACCCCAAACTTCTCACGATATTTATGGGATGCCCAGCCAGGATTGAAGCCCTTGCGATGGCAGTAGTCCATAAGCTCACTGATCCAGCGCTGCTTCATCTGCTTCATGGTTTCACCGTCTGCCAAGACCAGCTTCGTTCCATCGTCTTTGAGCATCTTCGTTTCTGCAGGCAAGATATATCCACAATCACACCTGCGACCTTGAAACGCTGCGGTGCACTGTGGGCAGGTATGGGTGATTGGTTCCTTTTCTTCCTTCTTGACCTGCTCGGTCTCTTTAAATCGCTTCTCGCCGTCATCCAGAGAGTCTGGCACTATATCTTCCGCAAAGCCATGCAGGCTCACGTTACCCGCGTGATCAAGATAGGTAGCCTTCTCCTTGCCCGCCGCGGCCCTGAGAATCCGTCCAGCCCGCTGTTGGTAAGCAATTATGGACTTACACGGAAAACAGTCGATTAAGATTTCACAACCCGGGTCATCCCAACCTACACCCAGGAGCCGACTACAGGACAGCACTTTATAATCTCCCCGCTCAAAGTCCCGGTAGAGCATCTCACGCTCTTCTTGTGGCGTGTAGCCATCTATGTGCGCCGCTGGTATCCCAGCAGCGTTGAATTGCTCAACAAGGTTCTTGCTATAGGCTATGTTTGGTGCGAATGCTACAGCCCTGCGTGTAAGGTTGTTACTGTGGTCACGGTAGTTATCAACAATACTCCCGGTGAGCTCGATGTCATCTGACATTCGATTACCCAGTTCCTCCGGGTCATAGTCACTGCCGCCAGTTGTAAGTGCCTTGGTCTTGATACCCTTCGTATCTACACTTCTGCCGACATAATATTCACACTTAGCAAGCCAGCCTTGCTCTTGCAGCTGCCTGGTAGTGATAGGAACAACAATATCATCGAATATCTTTCCCAATGCTTTACTGAAAGGTGTGGCCGTTAAGCCAATTACAGGGACCGCATTCCATTGCTGTAGCTTCTCCGCAAGTGACTTGTAGATGACATGAGCCTCATCAATAATTATTAGATCAGAGTCAGGCCAATCTTTGCGCTTAACCAAAGTTTGGACCGAGGCAATTTGGATGGGTGCTTTATAACCATCTGACAAGTAATGCTGCGCTTGTATCACACCAAACTCAAGTCCATGCTCTGCGTAAGCCTCAATAGACTGCTCGACCAACTTGATCCGGTCACAGACAAACAGGACTCTCTTGCCCTTCTCAACCGCAGACTTGGCGATCGCCGCTGCTGTTATCGTCTTCCCAAAGCCGCAGGGAGCCGCCAGTATTACCCGGCGGTTACCCTGAGACATTGAGTCCCGAACCATCTGTATAGCCCGGACTTGATGCTCTCTTAAATCCATATCAACACCATTAACATGAAAGAAAGCATTATTGTGTGGGCGCCCATCAGTGCCCAAAATTCTATGTTTTTATTGTGCCTCATCGTACCCCCGGACAATTCTTGTGATTTTATTTGGACTTTTGTCCGTGACTTAGACGGACCAGCCTGCTAGCACGATCACCATCATTAAAGTGGCAATCGCGCAGCTTCCAATAAATGCCGCAAATTCATAAAAACGCCCCACCACTCATTGTTCTACCTGCAATACCTCTGCCGCCATCTTTAAAGCCTTTTGAAGCTCCTCTCCTGTTACGTTGTCGTCCGGGTCATCCAGCCGATCATGCAAGTCGAGCAAAAGACGAGCCTTCTGCCTGTTCTCAGTGCTTCCCTGTAGGGCTGAGAGGCAACCTCTAAGTAGGTCAGTGTTGCGAACTGGCCTACACCCGGGCATTTCGTCAAACCGTATTCGTTCTTCTAGTCTTTTCACCAACTCTTTATGCCCGCTCATTGCTGTCTCCCGTGATTGGGGTGGAATCCGTATCTTTTTTCTGCTGATTTTCTGGCACAACAGGCTTCAAAAAAGTTATCAAAATAACCAAGGTTTTCAAGTTTGGTCGCGCTTGTGATTCTGGAATGCCACTTTCCTGCAGCCTTATTCCAACAAACGCCTGTGACTCCGCTGGCGTTATCAAAGTGTCTTTTGGTGTTTCTTTGGTTTTCTCGGTGGTCAACCTCTCTGAAGTTATCAAGACGGTTATCATCTTTAACGCCGTTTATGTGGTCAATTTGATCTAGTGGAAATTTACCATGCACATAAAGCCATGCTAGGCGATGCTCAAGATAGAACTTCTGGTTGATTTTTATCTTGCGATAACCATCTTTTCGCCTGCTTCCAGCAACGGCACCAGCGGTAACGCTTCCTCTGGACTCCAGCCAAGTAAAAACTCCAGTCTCTGGGTCGTAATCCAAAAGCTCTTTGAGTCGTTCTTGGGTTAAATTACTCATGCTCATCCTCCAGTGCTGCAAGTGCCATGTCGCCGCACCCCATTGATGGTTAAGATATATCTAGCTCTTAATCGTTAATCTGATCTATAGAAAGGACACAATGGCCCTATATGGGCCATAGAAAGCTCATTGCTTTATCTTCAGTGCCTCTACCGCCTCAAGGCAGCAATTAGATACATATTGCCCCCAGCAAAAGCAACCACATTCCAACCCAGATAGCGCAGGTCGCTACACCATAAAAAAATTCTTTCATCGATAAACCCTCGCCTCAACCATCGGAACGCATTGGTTATCCCATTCGCCCCAGGCGTCACCCTCGTAACCGTCGATGTAACCCCTGGCATACTCTCTGAGCAGGTGATTGCTGCGCTTGCGGTACTTTTTCTCTAATAATTCGATCTCTTCACCCTTTGCCCAAAGCATCCGTACAGCTATATCAGCTAACTGATCATCGCCATCATGAGCGTCATTAACAATTACACTCGCAGATTCGTCCTCAACGAGCGCCTCAATAACAAGATTTAGCACTCGCTCTGTAGGATCCCACTCGCCAAACCGGATGCAAGAATCAAGGTTATCCATCACAATGTTATATATGCTCTTCATGCCTCATCCTCCTGCAGCATTTGATCAATTTGTTGGCGAAGATCTATCAGTGCGTTACTGACCATCAGTTTTTTGGCTTGATCATCGTCACCGTAGCCGCCAAAGAATGTATTTACCTCTATTGATCCATCGTCTGATTCTAAAGAGAACTCTATCCAGTTATCGCTTCGCTCCAAGTTAATATTAATAGTTCGATGCAGGTTTAAATTTGTCATTTTATTCTCCGATTGAGTTATGTTTCTACTGCCAAACCCGCAGTTAAGCGGGTTCTGGTGCAGTGTGAATATCTAGCTGGTTTACCTTTTAACCCAAACACCTTTCTTTACGAATCCGCTAACACCAGTTCCAACATGTATTAGTTTGTGGGTCTGATTTTTTTTCTCCCAGTAAGCGGCTTTATCAGCTTGTGCTGACTGCAAAAGTTCCTTGGCTGTGGCTTCTTTGCCTCTCAGAAAGAAAGTAATTTCGTAGTCATCAATCTTTTTATGTTTTAAGCAAAAAGAGATCAACTTAGTAACTTCTTCAAAATCAGATGGTCTGTATTTGAAGTGTCTATCTTGTTTCTCGCTGATTATTTCGTACTTGTACATTCGTTTTTATCCGGTTGTTAATTTGATTGTGCTTCTACTGCCAAACCCGCAGTTAAGCGGGTTGGTAGATTTTTTGAGTTAAGACCTAAGCCTCAACCCAAGATGGATATTCTCTACCTCTAAAATCAACGTAGTAATTGTGAAGGATTTCTTTCACCTCACTTTCCGTAAAACCTGAAATAGCAGATAGGTTTTTGATGTTGAGATCACTGTTGTTGAAGTGAATTTCTAAAATCTGCTCGTTGCTCATTCGTTTTTCTCCGTTTGTGAGCAGCACCGCGCCGCTCTATGGTTCCCATTTTACGGATGTGAACATTGGTGTCAACAATTTCACAACATTTATTTTACATTTCTTTCTCGGAGTATGGCTTTGTCCCACGCCTTACACTCAGGGCAGTACCATCCCTGCCTAAATGGCTGGTCTTTATCATCAAATCCAATGACTTGCTGCATCTCTAATCCGCATTTACACGGTTTTGCTAATTCATTCATATATATCCTTATTATGCTGCTGTTAGGAGCCGGAGAGATTACAGGGCAATACTCACCCTAGCCGAGACCGAAGCCCCGGTTTAGTGATATGCCGCCGTCAATCGCCATCGAAGACAGGGGAAGGGCCAGAGGTAGGTCTGCCCTTCTCAGTAGATTACGGCCCGTACACGCCGCCTGAGAGCGTTCTACTGCGCTAAATGTGCGTACTGCCGAAGGTTATCCCACTCGGAGCGCGTATCTAGCCACTCATAACGCTGATGACAGGGCTTTCTCAGTTTCCCTCAGATTTTACATGCCGGGAGACGCCGGAGCGGACCAACGCATGTGCCTGCCAGTTTGAGAAAGTAGGGAGAGGTGTTACAATACTACCCAGTCGGGCAGTTGACATCTTTCCCCCTTATCTCTGTCGGCTTTTGCTGGGCTCGTTACCCAGACCGACTTTCCAATCCTAAACCCGGGTGAAGTTTAATGCAACTCCCGGGTGACGTACTCTTCATAGCTATCTATGTACTGCTCGTTATCTTCAAACCAGTTTTCAATCATTTTCAAGAAAAAGTTCATCGTGTTAATCGCATCGTGATCCTTGCCGGAGAACTTGCTGTGGCTCTTGATAAACCACTCATTTAACTCGTCCGGCGTCATAATGTGAAATGTTATCTCTTCTTCTTTATTCATCTTAAAATCCTGTAAATTCTAATCGGCCAGACTCGCCCGCGGCTCGCCTTGAGAGCATAGTCTCATACTCCAATTTATAATGTTTGGCGATCTCCTTCTCCGATTTGTGAAGGCTCTTCGCCAAATTGGTATCGTTGCGCTTCTCGTTAAGGATTTCGACAACTCCCGGTCCGAGCCTTTCCTCAGCCCATCTCTGGAAATCGTGCGGATTACTGCCAAGTAGCATGTGGCAGCTCATGCAATGCGCGAAAGCATTATCAGGGTCCCATCTGACAGCCTTCGCCCGGCGCCCGAAGTAGTGGCTACAGTGGAGCCCTTGAGAGTTCTGCTGGTACACTGTTCCGCAATGTTCACAGGTCCAATTAGCTCTCTCTCTCACGCATTTAGAGAACCAGCTATCTGAAGATTTTAGCCGCATCTGTTTTTATATCCCACGCTAAATTATATTTGAGGCACTGGATGGTCCAGACGGCTCGCCTAGCCACATCTGGCTTCATATATTTCTGATAATATTTAAGCATCTCAATGCTGGATTTTTTGTTCATAAGCGGATTCTGGCGCAAGATTTCCTTAACCTCATGCCGAACCACATAGCTCATCTCAAGTTCATTTCTGCCCTGCTCGTTGCCTGCTTGCTGCGCCATGACTCAAACCTCATTTTTCGGACTTCAATCTGAAACCGTAGGGCTGTAGCCTGTTCTACCGCTTCCTTGATGCCTTCTAGCAATTCTTGATATTCAGGATGAGAGTAAGCCTCTCGCTCTTGTTTGGCAATGGCTAAACCCGGTTCCTTAGCTTCTGCATCGGCCATTAGTATAGCTTTTTTAGACTTTCTGAATTCAAGCAAATAGGCTCGGTTGGCCTCGGCTGTCGCGTAGTCTTTTGTCAGCTGCTCGAAGTCTTGCCAGCTTTCGGCGTTCATAGGCGATCTCCACATGAGTTTTTACAAGCGCTCGGAAGTGCTCCGGGACTCTTCCCAGAGCCTCCCTGCGCTCTTTTTTAGTTTCTAGCGACATGATATATGCCGCCATTTGTCTAGGTTTTCCAGATAGCAAAGCCATCTTCTACCTTTCGGCTCTTGGGTCTAAAATCCAAATCGTGCCTACGGCAGTAGCTGTGGATGTTGCTCAGCTCCTTACGCATCTCTTCCTGCTCATCGTACAGCAGGCATTCGCTGCTGCCCTTTTTGAGATCAAGAAAGGCTGCTACGCAATCACTTTTTAAATAATGGCCGTTTTCTGGAATTTTTCTGTTGGCAATTTTCAAAACGGAATATCCTCAAAGTCAACTTCAAGAGGCTTGGCTTGCGGTTCTGCGGGTGCTTTCTGTTGTTTTTTGGAAAATGACAAACTGAGTATCGGTTTTTTAGGATTTTCAGAAACATCATTTTTCCAAATGTTTACAAAATACTCGGTCCCGTCAATATCGCAAGTTCCAGTCAAGTGTGGATGCTTTTCGGAAGACCTTCTGTCGTTCTTCCAAACAGCTCCGCGGTTAGAATTATCGTATGGCATTAGTAACTCTCCTGATTTAACGCCGAGACAAACTTTTCTTTAATTACCTTTCTCTCAGCTGTGGTGAATGGGCCACCTTTAGATGGAGCCCGGAAAAGCAGCTTACTATCCTGCGGTGATAGTCCAAACCACAGCTCAGCAGCTACATATAGCTCTTCAAGGTTCTCTTCGCGTGAGTACCTTTCAATTGCCTCTTTAACGTCCTGAATCAACCCGTGGTTGTTCAGAATCGCCTGGGTGTTATCGGTCATGAAGGTATCTAGCTTCCAATCATCGTCACGGGTATAGCTGTATCGAATCTCATTGTCGCTGTAAGCGCGAAGCTCAACAACGCCATTGTCATCAGTTAAGCCCTCCCAGCGCAGACGCAGGTATTTAGGATCTTCGCCATCTTTCAGATCAATAACGATATTGGGATAGTCGTACAGCTCCCGGCCTATGCCGAGATTGAAGCAAGCCCGCTTGAACGCATCAGACGCTGCGCCTTTCTCGGACTCGAAGTTAGATGGTGTTCCGACATCTTGCACCCACACCCAGTCCTTAATCTCTGAGTTGTAGATGCCGACAGAACAGTAAAGGTTGCCGTCAATAACATCATGCTTGCGCTGCCAGTAACCGGGACCGACTGCAGAATCTAAGCGGTTTTGATCAACGCGAGCATCCTTGTAGGCTAAGTAGCTGACTTTGTTTTTAAACTGTCGGCCTTGCCTAAATTCTACTTCGCTGATTTTTAATGGTATTTTTAGTTTTTCGTACATAACAATTCTCCAATGAATCTGGAGATAGATTGTAATGCAGGTGATGTTGTATTGCTAGCTTTTTGTGTATTGGTTGCTGACAAGCATATCAGCAAGCTCTACCGCCCGGTTTCCGGTCTGTTTAGCGAATTTAGAATCAAGCACCTCTGCGCCAGCGTCCTTCCAATTCCCGTTCTGAATTGCCCACATCAATTTACGAAAGTGAGAAAAAGAAGGTCCACCGACGCAGAAGTACAAATCTATAATAGCATCACGGCGGGCGCCGTCCAGCGTATTAAACCATTCATAATGACCGAGTTCTTGGATGCAGACGTTGATGTCACGCTGGAGAAGCATCATAGCCTCTTTCTCGGTAATCCCGTTATCTGTAAGGTTACGCCCTACTCCGATAGTTGTTTTGCCCGCAGTGCACTCGTAGGGTCTCAGGCGCAGCCCTTCGTGCTTTATGAGTAGGTCAGTCAAGTTGTTCATCAGTAAGTTGTCCTGAAAGCCACGATTGATTTAAAGAGAGAATACCGAGTATTGTGTATGGACTGAGACCAGCATCGAGCTTCATCTCGATCCACTTGCTCAACTGCTCATCAGCCTCAACAGCCATATCCTCCAGCTTCTCAGCAGAAAAGACGGGGAGATCTATCACGTTAGTCATCGACAAATATTCCTGAGCTTACAATCTTTCCATGATCTGGCGAAGTCAGCCAGTATGCCTGCTGTGGTGGCTCCGGCCTGAACCCATTTATTCGCGCATATTCGTCATAGCCTTTGAGAGATCCATTCACCATAAAGTGGCCCAGATCGCGGTACTGATGCCAATGTCCGACCATGTGGTAGTCAATGTGTCCCCAGGAAGTCAGGCGCTTGTCGTGCAATCGCATCAATGGAGAGAACATACCGCCCCAACCGCTCCCGCCGCGGGTTGCATCACCGTGTTCCATGTAGAATTGCCAGCCGTAAGTCTTCCAACCGATGTCAAAGGTGAATGGTATGTCGAATTTGATATTGTCTATTTTTTGCAGCCTCAGCATATTCGCTACAGTGCGGCACAGCAGAAAATCGAAATTATCAGCAACTCGGCCCTTCATTCTGGGCTTGCGCGTATTCCTGCCGTGATTGCCAACCACGCAGGGAACATAGATCGTCTTGAATTCTCTGGACAAATAAACAAAGCCCTTTGCGATTTCTTGAGCCCAATAATCAACCGTCTCCATGATCTCGGCGTCATTAGACCTGGCAAGCTCCTCGTGGATATTCCCTCCGACCAAGTCACCCCCCAGGGGCAAATCAAGATGCTCAACCTCAAACCCAGACATATAGTCCTGGCTCATGGTTATGACTTTAGTGAAGAAGTTATGAAGCCGCCGGGTTGCGATCTGTCTATTGTATTCATTGGTCCCGCCCATCTCTTCGAGTGAAACAACCTCGTCAAAATGAGTGTCTGATAGCATCGCGCCAGCAGCAACGATAGGCTTTTTGGATTTCTTCCTGCGGGATTTGCTTGGAGGCTTGAGTTCAAAGTCTTCGGATTGATCCAGAAGGTTTAAGACATCTTCTGATTCTGTGAGCCTCTTTTCTAGCTCTTTATTCTCAGCAGTCAGCGACTTTATCTGTCGCTTCAGTTTGTGTTCTTCAGTGACCGTAAGTGTTTCATATTCAACAATTCTGACAGTCAGATCTTCGTAGGACTCATCCTCATCAGCGTACCACGGTCCCTCGTAACCAGACTTCCTGGCCTGTTTTTTAACTCTAGTCAAAGTGTGGTGGATATTAGACGCATCAATGCCTAACTCAGCAGCAGCTTTCTCCGCGCTGCCATGCTTCAACCACAGTCTAATTTTCTCAGCCTGCACATCAGTGGAGCAGTAATTTATTAAATTGGGGTGTGGCGGTCTCGCAGCAGGCATAGGCTCACCGTTAAATAATTACACCAAGCATGGTGGGGGTAAACTAATTACCGGACTGGCAAAAGGCTAAAACTTGTTCTGGGGTCCAATCGGCGGGAGCTTTGACAATTACTATTTCTCCCTGGGTATCTGTGAAGTAACCCTCGGCGTGAATATTTCCGCAAGCATGGGATGCGCCCGCGAGGATATCAGTTGTTGTGCTGCAGGCAGTCATTGATAACAAACAAACTATTGCTAAACATCTCATTTGAATAATCCCCTTGTCCATTGGTATACCCTTACGGGAGTCCACATAACCCACTGCCCTACAGGGTGCACGTTACACACTGCTAATGCTTCTCTGAATATCTTATCTGCCACTCTCTGGTCTATGCCGTACATATTTTGTACCGCCTCACAGCATAAGTAGTCGTGCACTATTGCAGCCTTACGGTTCTTGGCATTTGCCACTGGGACAAGCCATCTCATTAACATTGGCACACTAGCCAGGTCTGTAAAAAATCCGTGAGGAACAGTAATAGTTTGGTTCAATGTATCACTGTGATACCTAAAAGAAGACAGTAATCTCCAGCCTTTATCTACAGGTTCCATAAGCAGAGTTTGGTCTACAAAATGACTCATTTATTTTCCCGGCTTTCTCGCATAGACTTTACTCCTAAAACAACCGTAGTTACGCCGCCAGCA